TACTGGATGCATTGGGTATGTACCCTGCTGAGGGGAGTTCCAGTATGCTGCAAAACCTGAAAGCTGGTGAGTTCGGTACTGCCGGTCTGCAAGGACTGGGAGCGTTGGGGGATGCCCTGATGTTTACCGGAGTTGGTGCGCCATTGGGGATGACCCTCAAGACTGTTTCTAAAGGCGGTAAAGCACTAGGAAGAGTGGGAAAGCAGAAAATTTTTCATACCAATAGAGCCGCAGATGAGATTTTGACCAAGAAAGAGCCGCTTACTCTTACTAACAAGATAAAGGTTCAGGGTGAGGAAATTCCTTTAGACAAAGCACGTTTGGAATATTTAACGCCAAAAATACTAGGTGAGGGCAAAGACCATGCTAAATACAGTGCCAGAGCACTGGAAGATTATGCGAGTAAGAATCGCTCGATTGCTGGTAGATCGTTTAAGGAAGGCGGAAAAGACCGATCTAAATATTTCTATTTTGAGAAGAATGTAGGTTTAGGCTCTGATAATCCTGCAAAGATAGGCGTGCGTATTTCCGATCATGCACCGACTGCAAGAGGTCCATCTACTCGCGGCGGACCAGAATGGATAAACGCTGATGTTAAAATTAATGTTGGACCTAAAGGACAGATCGATAAAGTTGGCAATGCCGTCAACTCGACAACACTTGAGGGAGCCATTGAGATGATTGAAAATATGCATATTAAACCGGGATTTGCAGAGGATATTGTTAGAAATAATACAAGGGTTGGAAGAAAGCATTTACAAACAGCTAGGGTGGTGGATGGTAAAGTGGTTGCATCAAAGACACCATACGATATTTATCGTGCTGGCGGTCAACTGCCCTTTGGGATGGATGTGTCAAGATTGTAATGCAGATTAATTCACAAACGATTCAGAACATTAGCAGTCTTTCTTACGATGAAAAGCTGGAGTTGCTCAAACAACTCGATGAATTACAAAAAGCCAAGTTCAGAGAAGATTGTCAGGGTGATTTTATTACCTTTGTCAAAGCCATGTGGCCCGCCTTCATTGAAGGGGATCACCACAAGATTATGGCGGAAGAGTTTGGTCGTGTTGTCAATGGCGATTTAAAACGACTGATCATCAATATGCCACCTCGTCATACCAAGAGTGAGTTTGCCTCCTATCTTCTGCCCGCGTGGTTCTTAGGGCATAAGCCAGATGGCAAGGTTATTCAAACCGCACACACCGCAGAACTCTCAGTGGGTTTTGGTCGTAAAGTGCGTAACTTGGTGGGATCGAAGGATTACCAACAGGTGTTTGATGAAGTGAGATTACAGGCTGACAGTAAAGCGGCGGGTCGCTGGAACACCAACAAGGGCGGAGAATACTTCGCGATAGGTGTGGGTGGTGCAGTAACTGGTAAAGGTGCGGACTTATTGATTATCGATGACCCGCATTCGGAGCAGGAAGGAGCCAGTGCCGATCCGAAAGTGTTTGACAAGACTTTTGAATGGTACACCTCTGGTCCACGACAGCGTTTACAACCGGGCGGTGCGATAGTGGTGGTTATGACCCGATGGCACAAGAAGGATTTAACCGGTGGTCTACTAAAGACCAGCATGAAACGAGGCGGAGAAGAATGGCGAGTGATTGAATTTCCAGCCATCTTACCTTCGGGTAACTCGCTTTGGCCCGGCTTTTGGAAAATTGAAGAACTGGAGGCTCTCAGAGAAGAGTTACCTATTTCTAAATGGTCTGCTCAATACCAGCAAGACCCGACCAGTGAAGAAGGCGCATTGGTCAAACGAGAATGGTGGAAACGATGGGAAGAAGATCGACCACCGCAATGTGAGTTTTTAATTCAGTCTTGGGACACCGCATTCCTTAAAACAGAACGAGCCGACTATTCGGCTTGCACCACATGGGGTGTGTTCTACATGGATGATCAAGAGGGCATGATGGCTCCTAATTTAATCCTACTCGATGCGTTTAAGGAGCGATTGGAGTTTCCCGAACTGAAGAAAGTGGCGTATAAGACATGGCAGAAGTATGAACCCGATGCGTTCATTGTCGAGTCGAAAGCCGCAGGAACGCCCTTAATCTTTGAATTAAGATCAATGGGGATTCCGGTTTCGGAATTTAGTCCATCCAGAGGCAACGATAAGATCGCCAGAGTGAATGCAGTCGCTGATTTGTTTGCAAATGGTATTGTTTGGGCACCAGAGACAAGATGGGCAGATGAAGTGATCGAAGAGTTTGCTTCCTTCCCAAACGCAGAGCATGACGATTTAGTGGATTCTAGTACGCAAGCCCTGTTAAGATTTAGACAAGGTGGTTTTGTCAGTCTATACACTGACGAGGAAGATGAGCCTTTTTATGCGAGTAAGGCAGAGTATTACTAATGGCAAAAGAAACAATAGAACAACGACAACAACGACTCTTGCAAAGCAAGTTGGCTCGTCAGGCAAGAGAACAAGAAATTATAAAGGGCTTACCTACTCTAGGCGCTCAAGCTGGTTGGATGGCTGGTTTGATGCTACCAAGTTCTGGAGGCACTGACTATTTTGGTATGTATCCGCAAATACCAACTGAAGAGAAAATGATGCCCACCGAGAGACTTCCCAGTTTTTCGGAGAACATTGCTAACAAGAGATATATGGATGCAATGTATCAGACTTTAGGTGTTTTAGGGGATGCCGCTTATGCTTCTGCTCCATTTACAGGACCAGCAGGACTTATTGGAGGAACAGTATTAAAAGGTGCTGGCGCTATAGGAAAAGTAAGTAAAGCCAGCAAAGCCAAAGGCATAGCTTCATTACAGGAAAAATCAGACCTAGCCAAAGCGGTTAAACAAAAACAAAAAGAAGCTATGGAAAGACACGCTAATGATTATTCTGATAATGTTGTAGCGGGTTCTGCGGGAGATTTAGACTATTCTTCAAGGGAGATTCCTTTTGTTTCGCCAACCCTTGAAGCGCTAATAAAGAGAGCGCCTAAAAACCTCAAGGGCAAACAGGTGATGGAATGGGTGAACGCCAATGCCAATAAGGGCGTAAAGCCGAAAGAGGTTGAATATTTGGGCATTGATGAATTTATAGCCAATAACCCTAATGCAACAGTTGATCAAGTAATCGAGGGCATTAGCGAGAATAAGATTTCCATCCAAAAAGGTATTTATAAATCGGACGATGCTACGTCAAGATTAGATTTTATAGAAAGCAACCCCAATACCGATCCTTTAGATGGTTCAAATTTTTGGCAGCATAGAACCGATGAGATTTTAGACGATCTTGAGCGCCCTGTTCCAGATAGCAGGGGGATGATAAAAGAGTCTGACTTTGTTGCACAAGATAGGGCTAGACAAGAATTATTAGACCATTACAATCAGGAATGGCGTCCGAAGGTAAATAAAAAAGAGTGGCATGAAGTACCAGAAACAATGCATGAAGAGATTGCTGATTCATTGGCTAAACAAGAGTATAGAAACAATCCATACGAGATGATTGAAGTTGCTGATGATCTTGGTCAAGCCCCAAATAGTACCTTTGCACTCGGCAATGAAGATATTGGCTACAACCTTTTCGTTGATGGAAAAAGAATAGATACTAGAGATATTCCATTCAGCAATACAGAAGCCAAGATTCAATTACGTCAAGCGATGGCAGATGAAGGCTATGATTATTTTAGGCTTGAAGGCGAGGATGATTTTGGGGCTACTCAATTTAAAGAATATATTGATAATAATCTACCCGGTGGTGAAAACTATAGAGAGGTTAGTTTCAATTGGGAAAACGCTCCTAAAGGGCATAGCCATGCAGACCACATTGAAGAAGATAACCAAATAGCTCATGCTCTTATTAGAGACAGACAGTTAGCTGATGGCACTGATAGTTTGCACATTGATGAGTTGCAATCGGATTTACATAAATACGGTTCTAGGGATGGGTATGAAACAAAAGAAGCGATTGAATTATCAAATAAAGAATTAAGTAAATTTGATTCATTAATCGATGATGAATACAGAAATTTACAACCAATTCTTAAAAAATACGATTTAGACCTAACAGAAGTTGATTGGAATTTATCTCCGGATGGTGGAAAAAATGTTGGTAAAGGGATTTCTGCAAGAGATTATGTTAATAAAGCTGTACAAAAATATACAGCACGAGAAATGGTTGGACCATCTCAATTGCCAAAAGATTTAAACGATGCATTAATGAAATTACAAGATGCAGGAACGAATCATATGGATGAAAGAGGGAAATTATTTAAAATGGTTCCCAACTACCCATTCAAAGACGATTGGTACAATATGGGTATAAAGAGTTTATTAATGGATGCGGTTGAAGATGGTAAAGATGCAATCTCCATTTCTACTTCTGCTGTTATGAAAGACAGATACAGTAATCAATACCATAAGTTTTATGAAACGCTGTATGATAAGAAGATACCTTCTGCAATGGAGAAACTAGCTAAGAAATATGGTGGTGAGTTTGAAGCAAAAGCAAAATTGGATTTAGACGACATATATAAGCCACAACCCGGTGATGTAAGATTAGACCCTTATGGCACAGGTGGTGAAAAATTTGATGCCAACGTCATCAAAATCACCCCAGAAATGAGAGAGAAAATTTTAAAAGAAGGATTACAAACTTTTGCTTCAGGTGGCGTTATTGGTAATCTTCCATCTCGTTTAGCAAAAATATAATTAATGGATTATTATGGCAATTGAAAGAACAACACCAGTAACTCCCATAGAAGGAGAACTAGAAGCAGGCATAGAGGTTGATATTACTGCTGCTAATGGGGCAGAAATGACCGAAGATGGCGGCATGATCATTGATTTTGATCCTGATGCCATTGACCCAAGCGGAGACTTCTTTGCTAACTTGGCAGATGAAATGTCTGAAGATGCTTTAAAAAAGCTAGGCACAGAACTTATCGGACAGTATCAGGGAGATCGTGATTCCAGAAACGAATGGGAAGAAACCTATATTAAAGGACTAGACCAGTTGGGATTAAAGATTGAAGACCGAACCCTGCCTTGGCCCGGAGCGTGCGGGGTGTTTCATCCGATGCTGACAGAGGCGGTGGTTAGATTCCAAAGCCAAGCAATTACCGAGATATTTCCAGCATCCGGACCTGTCAACACTAAGATTTTAGGTCTGGCAACCCCTGAAAAAGAACAACAAAGCAAAAGAGTTCAAGATTACATGAACTATTTGCTAACTGATAAGATGAGTGAGTACCGAACCGAGACTGAGAAACTATTGTTTTCTCTGCCTCTAGCGGGTTCAGCCTTTAGAAAAGTCTATTTTGATCCAAACATGGACAGACCTTGTGCAATTTTTGTCCCTGCTGAGGATTTTATAGTGTCTTATGGCGCTACCGATCTGCAAATGGCAGAACGAGCCACACATATCATGAAGAAAAACGCGAATGATGTGCGTAAATTACAGGTATCAGGGTTCTATAGAGATATTGATTTACCTGATCCATCGCCCGATCCAGATGATATTCGTAAGAAATACGATGAATTGACCGGCGATAGCTCTACTTATGACTTTGATAATCGTTATACCTTATTGGAAATGATGGTTAATTTAGACCTTGAGGGTTTTGAAGACACTGATGAGTCTGGTGAGCCAACAGGTATAGCATTGCCTTATGTGGTCACTATTGACACTTCAAGCAATAATATCCTTGCAATTCGTAGAAATTGGTACGAAGAAGACGATAATCATATGATGCGACAGCATTTTGCACACTATCAATATTTACCCGGAATTGGTTTTTATGGGTTTGGATTGGTGCATTTGATTGGTGGTTTGGCAAAATCTGCCACTTCATTGCTCAGACAGTTAGTGGATGCAGGTACATTGTCGAATTTACCGGGTGGTTTGAAGTCCAGAGGGCTTAGAATTAAAGGCGATGATACGCCAATTATGCCGGGTGAGTTTAGAGATGTTGATATACCCGGTGGAGCGATCAGAGATAATATTACTTTCCTGCCTTACAAAGAACCATCAGCAACGCTGTATCAGTTATTAGGAAACATTGTAGAAGAGGGCAGAAGATTTACCAGTGCATCAGATATGAATGTAGCTGATATGAACTCAGAAGCACCAGTCGGAACCACGCTGGCTATCTTGGAAAGAGCCATGAAAGTTATGACCGCTATACAATCCAGACTTCATGCGTCAATGAAACAAGAGTTTAATATTCTGGTGAATGTGATTAGAGATTTTACTTCTCCATCTTATCCTTATGAGGTCGAGCCTGATGCAAACATTAAGACGGAAGATTTTGATGATCGTATAGATGTATTGCCTGTCTCCGATCCTAATGCAGCTACTATGTCTCAACGAATTATGCAGTATCAAGCGGCATTACAATTGGCACAACAATCGCCACAGATTTATAATTTACCTGAGCTACATCGGCAAATGCTGGATACACTAGGCATTAGAGATGCCGATAAGATTATACCATTGGGTGATGATATTAAGCCTGCTGATCCAGTCAGTGAGAACATGAGTATGTTGAATGGCGAGCCAGTTCAAGCCTTTGAATACCAAGATCATGAGGCTCATATTAGAGTTCATATGAGTGCAATACAAGACCCAGAGTTAGCTCAAATGGGCGCAAACAACCCAGAAGGGATGCAATTATTACAAGCCGCATTGGAATCTCATGTGAGAGAACATTTAGCCTTCCAGTATCGTGATGAAATTGAAATGGAGTTGGGTGTTGAATTGCCGCCTTTGGGAGAACCTTTACCAGAAGATATCGAGAAACGATTATCTGCAATGGTTGCCGAAGCTGCGGAAAGATTGTTACAGAAACACCAAAGAGAAGTAGAGCAGCAACGAATACAAGAACAAATGCAAGACCCATTAGTTCAAGCCAAAATTCGTGAACTGGACATCAAAGAATCAGAAGTACAGCGTAAAGCACAGGCTGATATGATTGATGCTCAGGTTGATATGCAGAAGTCTCAAAGTCGTGATGCTATTGAGATGGAGCGTATTCGCTCTCAAGAAAAGATTGCCGAGTCTAGCATGGAACAAAAATTGGTTAGTGATATTATTGATGCTCAGGTTGAAGGCGAAAAAATTGACAGTGAAGAAGCACAGAAAGCCGCAGAGATTGCATCAAGGCTTGCATCTGATATAACATCTGATAATAATAATGGCTAGAGAAGATTTTACAGGCGACACGCTGATTGAAAAATTCAAATCAAGATTGCGTGATCTGATGAACGATAGAGCAGATAATATCGCCACAGGAAGTTGTACCAGTTTTGATGAATATAAACATCAATCTGGTGTGATCGAGGGTTTAGCCCTCGCAGAGCGTGAACTCTTGGATATAATTCAAGAATTAGAACGACTCTAAAACGGCATAGTGCCGCAAGGTAACTCGGAAACCTTTAATAATTCCGTGCAAAGAGGTGGTCATGACAACTGCACTCGATATAGAAAGAAAAAAGCATGAGGCAACACAGTTGCCAGAACCCACAGGATATAGAATCCTAATAGCAATCCCAGAAAAAGAAGAAAAGACCGAAGGTGGTATCATCAAGGCGGAAGAAACAATCCGTTATGAAGAGGTTTCCACCATTACAGGTTTTGTATTAAAAATGGGACCGGACTGCTACAAAGATGAGAGTCGATTCCCAACTGGACCTTGGTGCGAACAAGGTGATTTTGTTGTATTTCGTTCATTTAGTGGCACTCGCATTAAGATTTACGGGAAAGAATTTCGTATCATCAATGATGATAGTGTCGAAGCGGTGGTTGATGATCCTAGAGGGATAGAAAAAGTATGAGCGATATAAACGAAAACTCAACTATGAGTACAGAACAGAAATTTTTAGGTGTGACATCAAAAATTGGCACCAAACCAGATGAAGTCGTTGAACCCGAAAGCGAAATAGATATTGAAATCATTGATGATGCAGAGGAAAAACCAGAGAAGAAAGATAAGGTTTTTGCCGAAGATGTAAAAAAAGATAAGGCGGTTGATGAGGAAATTTTGAATGTTGATAAAGGCGTTCAGAAAAGAATCGATCAATTAACTGCAAAAC